TCCACTTTTTGCATAAAATCCGCATCGATCACAACTTAATTTTTTTTTAAAACCATTTTTCATCCAACGTGGAGTTGTTGCACGTATTTTGCGTTTTTTCCTTATACAACTATCACACCTTGTACGAAAGTGTGTTTTATTTTCTTTAATGTAATTTATTGCCACTAACCGTCGGTTACAAGCACTACAAATTGGTCTATTCATACGGGTATTTAGTTACATAAACCTTTGCAAAGGGCAGTCACTAGGGCAATTATTTGTATATTCTTATAAATATCAGTAAGACATTTAACACAGAGGAAGTGAAACATGGCACTAACATCACCTGGCGTAGAAGTTACCATTATTGACGAAAGTAATTATCTACCAGCCGCAACAAATTCAGTACCATTTATTTTGATAGCGACTGCACAAAATAAAGTAAGTGGTGCAGGAGTAGGCGTAGCCGCTGGAACAACAGCTGCAAATGCAAATAAGCCTTACTTGATTACATCACAAAGAGATTTATCAGCAACATTTGGTACCCCATTCTTTTATAGCACTGCCGCAGGAACAAGCATAAACGGCTACGAACTAAACGAATACGGTTTATTGGCTGCTTATTCAGCACTTGGTATCAGCAACAGAGCATATGTACAAAGAGCAGACATTGATTTAAGTCAACTTACTGCTACTACAACACGACCAACTGGCGATCCTGCAAATGGTGCATACTGGTTTGACACAGGTGTCAGTGCATATGGTGCATTTGAGTGGTCATCGACAACAAATGTTTTCACTAACAAAATTCCAACAGTGATTACAAATGTAGCTGATTTAGTCGGTGGTACTTCAAGTGGTGTACCTCTTGATTCAATTGGTAGTATTGGTGATTATGCAATCAACACAACAAATACAAACAATCCAATGTACTATAAGTCTCCAGGAAATAGTGCCGCCAGTGTTACTGCTAATTCATGGGTCCTTGTTGGAAGTGATAGTTGGAAAAATTCGTGGCCAACTGTGATTGGTACTGCTACTAATCCAACAATAACTGCTGGTAATAGCATGGTAATCAATGATACAACTGTTACTGCCTCAGGAACAACATTAACATCACTTGCAAGTGACATAAACACTGCTTCAATAACAGGTATTACTGCTCTTGTAAGTTCAGATAATAAATTGGAAATTTATGCAGATAGTACTGCTGCCAATGATGGTTCTACCGACGATGGCAATGGTATTGCAATGATCGATGATGGAAACAATTCAACATTGTTAACTGAAGTTGGAATTGCAACAAGTACTTCAAGAGGTGATAAGCCTTATTATGCACCAGTTGTGCATTTTGGCCCAAACTATAGCAATCCGCAATGGCAGAGCTTTGACACAGAGCCTCATCCAACAGGTTCGATTTGGTTTAAAACAAACAATGTGAATCTTGGTGCAAACTATGTTATTAAAGAGTATGCAGTAGCAACAGATACATTTACAACAATCAACAATCCTCTTTATGCAAATGATCAGAGTGCATTAAAAGCATTAGATCCAGCAGGCGGCGGAACAAATATTGTAACAGGTGCTTTATATTCACAGTATGATGTATCAGAAAATACTACATACACAACAAAGTTTTTCAGTCGTTACACTACAGGAGCAACTCTTGTAACTGGAACAACAACAACTCCAACATTTACCAATTTAGAAACATTTACAATTCAAGCAAGTGCTAAAAATAGTGATACTCTTACCACTGCGGTTACTGCAACATTAGGTGGCACATCTGCAACTGATTTTGTCACTGCATTTACTGCCGCAAACGTAGCAAATACCACTGCAAGAGTACTATCTACAGGTGCAGTTCAAATTGAACACACCCAAGGTGGTGTAATTGTGCTTAAAGACACAAGTGGTACACCAGTTGCAGATGCAGGAATCAGCACATCAGTTACCACAGGTCAAGTTAGAGCAGGTAACGATAGTAATCTAATTTTGAGTAACTGGATTCCATTAGGATTTGGTGCAACTCCAGTGTATACTGCAAGTTCAACTGCACCAAGCATTGATCCAGCAGATGGAACATATTGGTATTACAGTGATACTAACCCAGTAGATATAATGATACAGGATGGTGGAACTTGGAAAGGCTATCAAAATGTTACTAGCGATGCTAGAGGTTATGACCTAAGTACAACTTCACCAGCTGGTCCAATTATCAGTTCAACTGCTCCAACAAAGCAAAGTGATGATAGTGCATTGGTATATGGTGACTTATGGATTTCCACTGCTGATCTTGATAACTGGCCTTTGATTTATAGATGGCAGAGTGTTGATTCAGTTGATCAATGGGTGTTGATTGATAATTCAGATCAAACTGGACAAAATGGTGTACTTTTTGCAGATGCACGTTGGGCTGGAAACGGAACTACAGATCCTATAACAGATGATCTTCCAACAATTGAATCTCTACTAACCAGTAACTATGTAGATCTTGATAAACCAGATCCTACACTTTATCCAACTGGTATGTTGCTATATAACACAAGACGTAGTGGATTTAATGTAAAGAGCTTTCAAGTAGACTATTTTAATTCTTCAGACTTTCCATTTGCCACATATGGAGCATTACCAACAGTAAAAGACGCTTGGGTAACAGCAAGTGGTTTACAATCAAATGGTGCTATGTATGCAGGTAGAAAAGCAGTTAGAAATATTGTAGTACAGGCTCTTAAAGCATCAGTTGATGGTGCACAAGAACTACGTGAAGAGCAAAAAATCTTTAATCTATTATGTTGTCCTAACTACGAAGAATTAGCAAACAATCTAGTAGCACTGAACAATGAGCGTAACAACACTGGATTTATTCTAAGTGATGCTCCAATGCGTTTACAAGACACAGGAACTGCTATCACTAATTGGGCAACAAATGCCAACGGTGATGGACTTACTACTGCTGATCCATATTTTGGTGTGTTCTATCCAAGTTGTCAAACAACAGACTTATCTGGACAAACAGTTGTTGCACCAGCAACACACATGATACTGAGAACTGTGATACGTTCAGATGATGTTGCATTTCCTTGGTTAGCACCAGCAGGAACACGACGTGGTACTGTTGACAATGCAAGTCAAATAGGATATGTAAATGCTCAAACAGGCGAATTTGTTCAAACTGCGGTTAGACAAGGTTTAAGAGATACACTATATGAGAATAGTATTAATCCAATCACGTTTATTCCAGGATCAGGTATTCTTAACTATGGAAACAAAACCACATTTACTGGTAGTTCACTTGATAGAATAAACGTTGCTAGATTAGTAGCATTTATCAGAGGTAGACTAGAAACAATTGGTAAGAACTTTGTTTTTGAGCCAAACGATACCACTACAAGAGATGAAATCAAAAATGCAATTGAGAGCTTGATGATTGATTTAGTAGCAAAACGTGGTATATATGACTATTTGGTAGTTTGTGATACTTCAAACAACACACCAGCTAGAATAGACGCCAACGAATTATATGTTGATGTTGCTATCGAGCCAGTTAAAGCAGTTGAATTTATCTTCATACCTGTAAGAATCAAGAACACAGGAGAGATTGCCGCTGGTAACGTAGCAAGTTCAGCTGCGGTAACGTAAGAACAAGAAAAAATACAAAATGGAGCTTCGGCTCCATTTTTTTGTGGTCAAAAATAGATAAATAAATTTATAATAAGGAGAATTATAAAATGGCCGTATCATCGCTAACAAGAATGACAGTTCCTTTGGCATCAGACCAATCAAGTCCAACTCAAGGACTGTTAATGCCAAAACTAAAATACCGCTACCGTGTGGTATTTGAGAACATGGGCGTATCTACACCTAGAACAGAACTTACCAAACAGGTAATGACTTTTACTAGACCAACAATCAACTTCGAAGAAATTGAAGTACCAATCTATAATAGCAGAATCTATCTTGCTGGACGTCAAACATGGGACGCCGTATCAGCAACATTTAGAGATGATGCTGGTGGAAATGTGAGTAGATTGGTTGGTGAGCAAATACAAAAGCAAATGGATACACTAGAACAAGCATCTGCTAGTTCAGGTATTGATTACAAGTTTGTTACACGTTGTGAAGTACTAGATGGTGGTAACGGAACAAGTACACCTAACGTTCTTGAAACATGGGAACTATACGGTTGCTTTTTAGTAAGTGCTAACTATGGTGATTTAGACTATGCATCAAACGATCCTGTAACAATAGAATGTTCAATACGTTATGACAACGCAGTACAGACACCACTTG